TAGTATTCCAATTTTATCAGATTATTGGTAAATAGTATAGAGGTCGTCACGATTCCAGCGTTGAACTGGAATTTTTACGTCACCGTAGTACCAATATGCTTCTTCTGAAGAATAGTAGATTCTAGCATATGCTTGCATTGCACCTTCATCGTAAACAGAACATTTAGGGTTAGGGTCTAAATACAAGGCTTTAAAATGATAAGGATCATTTTCATAATGAATAGCATTGACCAATTGAAGTTTTGAATTGCAATAAGGGCATCTTTTTTCTGGATAAGGAAAATCCTTAATCACCTTCCCCATTATCATCTTCTAAATCCTCCTCTTCATCCTGATCGTAAATAGATGGATGGTCTTCCATAATTTTCTCTGCAATTTTGCTTTGGAGCATCATTGCGATTAGATCATCCAGTCTATCACGCGCAATCTCAATGCCGTCCATTAAACAGTTTACTTCATCTATTTTGATAAAGTAATCATCTGCTGGAGCAATCATACTATAGGCCGGTACAAAACCGTCTTCAAAAGGGACTGCTTTAATTAATAGTCCTATTGTATCAAGTTCTTCGATTCCTTCATCGCCATCATAAGGAACAATTCTCATCAGATAGCCTCTCTGTTGTTTGCAACAAAAGCATTCATTGTTTCAGGGACATAAGCAGTAGCTAGTCTTTCAACAACTTCTGCGTATTCTCTAATTTCTTTTTGTGCGTTGTCATCGTTCCGTAATGAAACAAAGTTTAGAAGGCTTCTTAAATTCACTGTCCAGATAAACTCTGTGTACTGACCAACTGGCAAGACACTTCTAGCAATCTCTTTTGCAATGCCAGAATCAATCATTTCGTAATAAACAGACTCTGCTTGACGATAAACTGATTCAAGTGTTTCTGTAACATAATCGTAAACTGCTGGGTCATCAATCTTTTCAAATGTATAGTGACCAGGTTTACCTACTTGTTTGCGAATAGAGTCTTCTGCTGGGTAGAAGAAGTCAATATTTTGCGGAACATGGTAACGCATACTCATTTCATTAAATGACGACCACCTATGTCTGAACCACTCCCTAGCCACAAAGATTGGACACTTAATGTAAAATTTAAAGACAACATGCTCAAACGGTGTGGCGTGTTTATGTTGCATTAAGAAGTTGATCAAACCTTTACCACGCTCGTCCATTTCGGTTTGGTAAGATGCAAAACTAACTCTTGCTGAGTTTACAATATCAACGTCGGAACCAAAGCAGTCAAGCAATTTAACGCTACCTGCGTTCAGCACTGGAATCACTCTATTATCTGTCATGAAGGTGATGCTACCACAGCCTGCAAATCTCGGTGGGGCGGAACTCTAAAATATTTCTTTCAGAAATTGACACATGCCCAGATCCGCTGTGCTAGGGTCTCCGTTAGACTGGTTATACAAGTTAGAGGGTGTACCGGTTAAATTTCTATTTATCTAACTAGGTGGTAATATATAACTATGCAAATCATCGCGATTGTAGAGTCTGACGATTGTGGACCAGCAGCTGTATTAGACTCTGATTTTATTTCGATTATGAAGTGCGACGGATTTTATCTCGGCGCAACAAGATGTGTCTTTCGAGGCACACCGGTTACTTGTGAACTCTCTGAAGAAGATGCCCAAAAATTAATTAGCAAAGGTGTCAACTGTATTGAAATTGAGAGTTATACTAAGTAGTTAGGTCTTATGAAGAAAATAAGCTGGTTCACACCCAGCAGCGTAGATGAGTCTGGCGAGTCATGGTACAGCCAGGGGTATTCTAACGCTGCTCTAAACACTATCCGTGCTCTACAGGATAGTGATGTTGCTGTATATTACAACAGGCGGTCTATTCCGTTTCATGTAAATTTCTGTCAGCCTGTTTACTATCAAACTGGTAGAAGTTATACAGTAGGTTACACTCCGTGGGAAAGTACAAAGGTTCCTCCGAGTTGGTTTCAGCCTATGTCAGAATGTGATGAGATTTGGGCAACGTCTAACTTTGTAAAAGAAGTCTATGTAAAGAATAATCTTCATTACAATATTCAAGTAATACCACATGGTATCTCAGAAGATTATGCAGTGATCGACAGAGAATTGACAGGTAAATTTAACTTCTTACATGTTGGTGGTGACTCTAAGCGTAAAAACGTTCAAATGGTTGTCGATGCTTTTATTGAATTGTATGAAGGTGACTTAGACTACCAGTTGGTTCTTAAGTATAACGGTTATTGTGATGCTGATGTTTATATGAACGGTAAAATTGTTCCGGCACACAACCATCCTCAGATTTACGCTATGCCTCAATCTTTAACAAATGAGCAAATGATTCAGTTGTATCATGCTTGTCATTGTTTAGTTTATCCAACAAGTGGTGAAGGTTTTGGTATGATCCCCTTTGAAGCTATTGCTACTGGTATGCCCAGTATTGTGACTAATCTTACTGGTACTGCTGACTTTGCTAAGATGTCAATTCCACTTGATGCTGAGTGGGGTGAAGCGCCATTGCAAAGCCATTTGTATGGCTGTGATGGTGGAGACTGGGCAGTGCCCAGTTATGATAGCTTGTGTGATTTGATGACTCATGTTGTAAATGAATACGATGAGTTCAAAAAATATACTTTGCAATCCGCAAGAATTCTTCACGAACAGCAGTCGTGGTCCGCCGTTGCTGATATGATCATCGCACGGTTGGAAAATTTCGAAAATTCTTTCTAATCTTCCCTAGTACCGTTTCTTTATTGAGCATCTAATGCTTGATATCATAGTTCTCTATCACTATTTAGGAGGCTACATTGGAGAATGTTATTACACCCGAGTTTGTTGCTCGGTATACAGATAAGACCCCGCCTTGGGGTTTCAACGGTATGGGGGAGATTGTTTACCGCCGTACTTATTCAAGAGACTTGGAGGCTCTTGGTCGTAAGGAATATTGGTTTGAGACTATTGCTAGAGCAATCAATGGTGCTCAAGAAATTGGTGCTGATTACACCAAAGAAGAAGCAGAACGCTTGTTTGATTATATCTTTAACTTGAAAGGTATTTTTGCAGGTCGTGCTTTGTGGCAATTGGGTACACCTCTTGTTCGCAAGATGAGTGGTGTTTCTTTAGTTAATTGCTGGATGACCACTATTTCAAAAGTTGAAGATTTTCAGTTTTTGATGGATCACCTTATGGTCGGTGGTGGAGTTGGTTTCTCTGTTGAGAGAGCCGTTGTCCACGATCTACCTAAGGTTCGTGAGGTTGAGGGTGTTGTTCATGAGAGAACAAATGACGCAGATTTTATTGTTCCTGATTCTCGTCAAGGCTGGTCTGCTCTTCTTGGAAAAGTGCTTGAGAGTTATTTTCATACGGGAGAGTCTTTCACTTACAGCACGGTATTGATTAGAGGGTTTGGTGCTCCGCTTAAGACTTTTGGTGGCACTGCTTCTGGTCCTGAGGTTTTGATTGAAGGGATTGCTGATATCTGCAAGATTCTTGATGAGCGTTCCGGTAAGAAGGTTCGTTCTGTTGATGCTTTGGATATCTGCAATATTATTGGTAAAATTGTTGTAGCGGGTTCTGCTCGTCGTTCGGCACAGATTGCTATTGGTGATCCGGATGACTTTTTGTATCTGCGTGCAAAGAATTGGTCTAAGGGTGACATTCCTGCATGGCGTGGTAACTCAAACAACTCAATCTTTGCTGACTCATACGATGAAATTATTGATGAGTTCTGGAAGGGGTACGATGGCACAGGTGAGCCTTACGGACTTATTAATCGTCAGCTTATTCGCAAGACTGGTCGGACGGGTGAAAAAGTCAATGACAGCAAAGTAATTGGTACAAACCCATGCGGTGAGATCGGTCTTGAAGATGGTGAGCCTTGCAATCTTGCAGAAATTTTCTTGCCTAATATTGAAAGCAAAGAAGAGTTGATGGATCTTAGTCGTCTACTGTATAAGACGCAGAAGGCTATTACGACACTCTCATATCCTTATCCTAAGTCACAGGCCGTTATTGCTCGCAACCGTCGTCTGGGTCAGGGCATCACTGGCTGGATGCAGTCAACGGAAGAGCAGTTGTCTTGGATTTCTGATTGCTACGAGCAACTGCGAGAGTACGATAAGGAATGGTCAGCGGAGAAGGGTATTAACAAGTCAATTAAGTTGACAACTGTAAAGCCTTCTGGAACCTTGAGTTTGCTTGCCGGTGTTACTCCAGGTATTCATCCTGCTTATTCTCAGTACTATATCCGTAGAGTTCGCATGGGAAGTAGCGATCCTCTTGTGAATTACTGTCGTGATAAGGGTTATGACGTTCAGTATGATGTTGGTCTTGATGGTAAAGAAAACCACACTGTTTGTGTTGTTTCATTCCCATGCGAAACTCCTGAGCACGCTGTGCTCGCTAAAGACTTGAAGGCCGTCGATCAGTTGGAGTGGGTTGCTAAGGCTCAGGCTGCTTGGGCTGACAACAATGTTTCTGTGACTGTTTATTATCATAAGGAGGAGTTGCCTGAGATTCAAGAATGGATGAAGAAGAATTATAAAGATCGCTTGAAATCGGTTTCGTTCCTTTTGCACAGTGATCACGGTTTTGCTCTTGCTCCGTATGAGGAGATTTCAAAAGAAGAGTACACTCGTCTTAAAGGCAAGATTAAAGAAATTACTTTTGTTGATGAGATCAACGAGTATGCTCTTGAAGATCTTGAGTGTGAAGGTGGAGCTTGCCCGATTAGATAATTACAGTTAAGCACTAACTGGCAAAAAGCGTATCAAACCGGTACGCTTTTTGTCGTTATCTGATGCTTTTGAACATCATGTGGTGTAGAATGTCTAAGATGATTGACGATTATGTAAAGCGTAAAGAACTTTATGTCCCTGAGAGGGCGTATGGTGTCTGTATTTGGATCATGCCTGATGGTAAGCCGCTGTCGGATGGCGATGGTGTGTTGTGTGCAGAGGGCATCATGAATGATAAAAATATTGAAAAGCAAGTTGCTCAGGCTGCTAAGTATTGGACTGGCAGCGAAGAAGGTTATGCAACTTGGGTAGGCGGAGCCAGAAAGGTTACTGCCTCTGAAAAAGATGATCAAGCAGAGCGTCTTGCTGCTGGGCTGAATCCAGATCCTTATGAAGATGTTATTGAGGCTGCTGTTCGTAAAGAACTTAATAGGAGAAGATAATGAAGGGTGAAATGATTCATATGGAAGATACTGAGTCTGAAGAATTTATTGATGATGTAAATTACTTTCAGACAATGAAAAAGGTTGAATCTTCCGACCCGTTCAAGAAAGTAAAGTATACCTCTTTGTCATCACGCATGAAGCGCAAGGCTACCCGTCTTGCAAAAAAGTATGATGGCGTTGAAGGCACTGGCGCTAAATATATCGATCCGGAGGAACTTGACGGTTACTCATTGTATGATGTTGTAACTCCTCCTTATGATTTAGAAACGCTTGCTGATCTTTATGATTCTAGTGCAATTCACAATGCTGCTATAAATGCTAGAGTTATGAACACGGTTGGGTTGGGCTACACTTTCCCTGAGACCCTAAAGTCTAAAAGAAGGCTTGAAAAGGCTCAAGGAAATTCTGAAAGACTCGCCAGAGTCAGAAAAGCTATTCAAGACACCCGACAGGATCTGGAGCAAAAGTTCGAGGATTTCAATGAAGAAGAAACGTTTATTGAAACAATTACTAGAGTATGGCTTGACGTACTTACTACCGGTAATGGTTATATGGAAATCGGTAGAACTAATTCTGGCGAGATCGGCTATATTGGACATATCCCAGCGACTTTGATGAGAATTCGTCGTCATCGTGACGGGTATGTGCAAATAGCTAAGAGCAACAAGATTCAAGCCGTGTACTTTAGAAACTTTCAAGACACGGAAACAGAAGATCCGATTAATTCAGATCCTAATCCAAACGAAGTAATTCACTTTAAGACTTATTCACCAAATAATACTTATTATGGTATTCCGTCAAGCGTTTCTGCTGCTGCGGCTATTATTGGTGATAAGTTTGCTAAAGAGTATAATATTGATTACTTTGAAAACAAGGCTATTCCACGCTATGCAATTATTGTTAAGGGTGCAAAACTTAGCAATCGTTCAAAGCAGGAATTGGTCAACTACTTCCGTCAGGAGGTGAAGGGCAGAAATCACGGAACACTTATTGTTCCTTTGCCAGCATCTCTTGGTGGTGATACCGATATCAAGTTTGAGAAACTTGAGGCAGGTATTCAAGATGCATCATTTGACAAGTACCGCAAGTCAAACCGGGATGAGATTCTTGTTGCTAATAGGGTTCCCGCCCCGAAGGTAGGTGTTTATGACAATGCTAACCTTGCGGTTTCTAGAGATGCTGACAAGACGTTCAAGACTCAGGTTATTGGTCCGGATCAATCTGTTATTGAGAAGAAACTTAACCGACTTATTGCTGAGTTCACAGATTTGGTTTCTATCAAGTTTGAACGTATTGATTTGGTCGATGAGGATATTCAGTCTAGGATTCATGACAGGTATTTGCGTACCGAGGTTATTACGCCTAATGAAGTCCGTAGTGATTTGAATATGCCGGAAAGGATTGATGGAGATGATCCTTTGCCTTTCCCAACAAAACTTAAGAAGGAGCAGGGCAGCAGTGGCCCTGGTGCTCCTCCCGGTAACACTAATAATGAATCTGCTGTACCAAGAAATGCTAGAGCAGATTCACCGGAAGGGTCAACTGATCCAAGAACTACTGGTGATCAAGCCGAAAGAGGCGAAAATCAAGATAATGGAGGAAATAATGATTGATGGACATATTGTGTATTCGAATACTAGTTTAACTGATTCTGATGGTGAGCAGACAATTTCTCATCACACCTATGGTATTTACATTGTTAATGTTGATACAAATAATTGGATTGAAGTTAAGTTGAACGGTAAGCATTCGGTTATGATTCCTGATGCTTCTGGTCATGTGCATGACTATATTCATGTTCCGGGCGATTACAATACTATTGAAGTCGTGACTGCTTCGTCAGAAGTTGCCGTTTATGCTATAGGGTGATCGCTGGTATAATTTAATAGAGGTTTGTGAATGGCTGCTGAAAGAAATATTTCTATTTATCAAGGTGATACTTATACGCATGATGTGACGTTGAATGATTCGTCAAATACTGCTATTGATATTACCGACAGAACATATGCTGGTCAAATTAGACCGTTTGCTGGTTCAACGGATGTTTCTGCTACTTTTACTACAGAGATTGTTAATGCCAGTTCGGGTTTAATGAGATTTAGTTTATCTTCTGCTCAGACAGCAAACATTGCTGCTGGAACATATGTGTATGACTTGCAGGAAACAAACGGCTCTGTGGTTCTAACTATTATGTCTGGCACAGTGACTGTTACAGCAGAGGTTACGAGATGAGTTCTCAGACTACTACTGTTCAAGTTACACCTGCTGAATCTAGCAATGTAACTTTTACTAGTGAGTCAACTAGTGTTTCTGTTACTCCGTCTAATTCGACTTCACTATCGATTAGGGCAGGGGATGCAAGTACTCTTTCAGTGGCTAATAACACAACCACAACGGTTTCTGTTGTAAACGGTCAGTCAACTTCTTTGAGTTTGACAAACGCTCAGGCTACTGCTGTGACGTTTGCAAACGCCGAAGCAACAGTTTTGGTAGCTGCTCCAGCAACATTAAACTTGGGTGCGGCAATTCAGTTTTCTAGCGATATTCCTCTTGAGTTGTCCAATACAGGTTCTGCTGGGACAAGCCTGCTCGCTTCAAGAGCAGATCATAGGCATCCGTCAACAGGGATGTTTTTAAATGGAGGTAATTTCTAATGTCGAATACAATTCGAATTAAAAG